TATTACACTGTTGTTAAGGATATAAAGTTAGCAACAGGAAGGAATAGTTCTGCTTCTTTTACACTACAAATTGTTAAAAGAGGAACTAGTGTAACTAACGACCTTGTTGTTGAAGAATTCGCCGGCCTTAATTTAGATGGAAATAGCTCAAACGACATCAGAAAAAGAATCGGAGATTATTACCAAAGTTGGAACAAGACACTTGAAAGACTTGAAGACAATGGACAATATCCAAATAGATCAAGCTATGTAAGAGTTGAAATGGCAGATGGTGTATTAAAATCTGATGTGCCATTTGGATGGGCAGGCCAAAAGAAAGACGCAGCTTCTGGTCAGGAAATATCAAGCTCTGCTGTTGACTCTCAAGGAAAATGGTTCAAAGGAAAAGATGCAATCGGACTAGGTAATGTTAATGGAAAGACGGTATTCGGTCTACACACAGACTACACAGCTTCTTTATCTTGGCCCGTGTTTGGAACGACTACTGAGGACACCAAGAACGGCTCAAATTATGGAAACACTGATGTTTTTGGACTTAGACATGTAAAAAGCAACAGAAACACTCATGATATGAGTATCGGGGATGTAGCCGGGAAAAGAGCAAACTTCGCAATGCATCTAGGCGAAGGTGATAGTTTAACAGATTCTGCTCAAATTTTTACTTTGGATGACATTAGATCTGGTTCCGTCGCGAACACTTACTTCTTTGCCGAAGGTTCTTACTCCAAAGCTAAAGGGTCATCTGAAAGTATTAACAAAACTGATGGGAAAACCTCAGCTATTATAGATCTTGGGGTCAAGCAATTTGCCGCTCCTTTCTTTGGAGGAGCAGATGGAATTGACATTCGATATGCAAATCCATTTTCTGATGCAAGAATCACGACTGGTGGTGCCACAGGGTATCCACAATATTCTATCGATCAGGCATTAGAGATGGTTAGGTATCAAGAAGACATAACTTGTGAATTAATGGCAATGCCCGGGATTGTTAATGGTACTCTTAACGACAAATTAATCTCAATAACAGAACAGAGAGGTGATTGTTTAGGCATCATTGATCTTCTAGGTATCGAGCGAGACACTTGGGAGACGGAATCATCCAAGACAAAAGCTAATCTTAATAGTTTAATAACTGAGGTTGAATCGAGAAACATAGATAATTCTTATGCCGCTACTTATTTTCCAAACATCCGAATGAAAGACACTCTGAGTGGGAACGAAACAATACTAAATGCCCCTCCATCAGTAGCAGCCATCGGCGCAATTGCAAAATCGGACTCTCTTTCACACCCTTGGTTCGCCCCAGCTGGGTTTAACCGTGGGGGAATCGCCAAATTAGGTGGGAGCCTTGGTCCTTCTGTCGCAGGGACAGTTCTGCATCTTCCTAAAGAAGATAGAGACACTCTTTATGACAACGGAGTCAATCCAATTGCAAAATTCCCATCTACTGGGGACACAGTGATCTTTGGGCAAAAAACAATGCAAGTTGCAGAGTCAGCCTTGGACAGAATCAACGTTCGACGACTAATGATTTTTCTCAAGAGACAAATTGGAGTTATTGCTGATACTATCTTGTTTGACCAAAATGTTCAGGTTACTTGGAACCGCTTTAAGGCGCAAGCCGACGATGTACTATCGACAGTACAAGCGGACCTAGGTATTACAGAATATAAACTTGTACTAGACGAAACTACTACTACACCTGATTTGATTGACAGAAACATCTTATATGCTAAGATTTTTGTTAAACCAGCGAGATCTATTGAATTCATTGCTATTGATTTTGTAATAACTCAATCCGGCGTAGAATTTTAATAGGCCACTAATTATAACATAGGAGAACCATATAATGGCGTTTTGGAAAGAAAACAATCATACCCCAAAAAGAAAATATCGATTCCAAATTCAATTTGGAAGAAATGATGCTGGGAATACTACAAGTGCTTCTACGGCATATTGGTGGGCTAAAACAGTTAAAGTTCCAACTTTTTCAGTTGCTGCTGTTGAACACCATTATTTAGATAATAAATATAATTTCCCGGGTCGTGTTACTTGGGAAGATGTAGACATGACACTCGTCGATCCATCAGAACCAGATGCTGTTAACATTATCATGGATATGCTTGAAAGATCAGGATATTCTGTGAAGGGAGCTAATGACGCGGCGGCGACGATTGCCAAACAAGAAGCCGCAGCCGTCCAATGCGTTATAACAACTCTGAACGAAGCAGGTGATGCTATCGAAACTTGGACTTTACGAAATTGTTTTATTTTATCTGCTAATCTTGGTGATTACGATTATTCTTCTGATGACCTCAGAGAGTTGAGTTTGACCCTTAAATACGATTGGGCTTCTTGCGATGTGTCTAGTAACGAATACTTCCCTGCCGCGAACTAAAGACAGAGTGATTAATGGCATTTTGGAAAGAAAATAAAGCTAGCCCTGTACGTAAATTTCGTTTCACAGTAGATGCCGACGGTATTTGGTGGTGGATCAAATCAATCAATAAGCCATCATTTGAAATAAATTCCAATGAATATCTTTTGATAAATCACAAATTCAAATATCCGGGTGTTTTAACTTGGAACGATGTCACGTTAACTTTGGTTGATCCCGGAGAAAAAGCAAAAGAAATTGATAAATACCTAACAAAACATGGTTATAGTAACCCAACCATAAACAAAACCGGCATTCAGAAAAAAGGTTTTAATGGCGAAGGTAAAAACATGATCATACAGCAACTAGATAGTAAAGGGACAATAATAGAAAAGTGGGAATTACACAATTCCTTCATAAAATCAGTTCAATATGGTGACCTTGCTTATGCGGATGATGATCTTACTGAGATACAAATAGTTATTTCTTATGATTATGCCACTTTTGAAGGAGGCACGACATCAACACTTGGCTCAGGCGGCATAACTATTTAACTAAAGAGGTGAAAATTGAGTAGAAATAAAGATAGGCTAGGAAACAACAAGCCACAAAACAGCGATGCTTCATTACAGTTTAATCCACTTAATTTTGTGGCACCAACTGAATTCGTCGAGTTGCCTTCGAGAGGACTAGAGTACCCCCAAGATCATCCGTTGCACAATAAAGACACTATTGAAATAAAGTTCATGACAGCTAAAGATGAAGACATTCTGACTTCTAAAACTTTGTTAAGAAAAGGGATAGCATTGGAAAGATTCTTGGAGAATATCATTATTGATAAATCAATAAATGTAGAGTCTTTACTTATTGGTGACAAAAACGCTATCCTGATCTCTGCTAGAGGCAGTGGCTACGGATTTGATTACGAAGCTGTCTTGAGATGCCCGGAATGTACAAAGGAAACATCTATTACCTTTGATTTAAGAAACCCGAAGATGATCGGGGCTATTAAGGAAGGACAAGATGTGGTTAGTAGAGTTTCTCCCGGTGTTTTTGCGACCACAATGCCTCTAACTAGCTTCAAAATAAACTACAGGCTTATGAATGGCGCAGATGAGATGGTTCTAACTGAATCCATTAAGGATCTAGAAAATAAAGAGGAAAATCTTCTAACAAACCAATTCAAAAGACTAATTTTATCCATAGAAGGTCATGAAGACCAGCAGATTATAGACCAATACGTTGAAAACATGCCGGTTGTCGATTCGCGACACTTCAAAATGTGCATACAATCCACAACCCCTAATGTTGAAGTGAAAGAAAATTTTAAGTGCCGTAGTTGTGGGTACGAACAGGAGGTAGACGTTCCATTTGGAACGGACTTTTTTTGGCCTGACGGATAAATACATGGAAGCCGTATATGAACAGTTTTTTCTCCTAAAACACTTCGGTGGATGGAGTTTCATAGAGGCTTACAACCTACCTGTTGGATTGAGAGATTGGTTTGTCAAAAGGCTACAGAAGCAATTTGATGATGAATCAAAAGAATTAAAAAAAGCTCGAGGTAAAAGGTGATACCAACCTTTATCTATGAGCATTTTTTGTTCATTACTATTTATTTTTGATAAGAGGGTCACATTATGATAAAGATAGACTTGACGAACAAAGTCCTTAACGAGTCTTGGCTAAAGATGTGGGGTTTTTGGAATAAAAAACTCCTTCAACATATGTATGGGGACGACGTTAATGTTGTTGCCAATTTAAACGAGGAGAATACCGAATCCTTGCAATTCTCAATCAAAGGAGAGTATGAGGACGTCAAGTCTTACGCAATGGCTTTAAAGGCGGAATCTGACTACCTGAGAGCATACATCGATAATGGTAAAGAAGCACCCGAAACACAAAAAGCAAAAGAAGAAGCCAACGCTGCCTCAAAAGTATTTGTTGAAAAAACAGGTCTACCATGGCCATTTAAGGATTAAGTGAATGGCTATAGAAAATAAAACGGCAGAAGAATTAAAGAAAGCTATAGAGTCCTTAACAGCTGCACTCGGTAAAAAATCTACGGATGATTCATTAACCGAGGACATGGATGAGAAAGAGAAAAAAGCCTATCAAAAAGCTAAAAAGAAAAGAGATGAAGATTTAAGGAAACAAGAGCTAGCTGGTCAACAAGAATATAATAAAATGTTGTCCGAGACAGCATCTATTTTAGGTAATATTAATGATGCCTATAAATTTAGAGCAGAATCCCTCAAGGCAGAACTTGGACAAAATGAAGAATTAATGCAATTCTTAAAGGAACAAGGTGCAACCTTAGAGACACTAAGGGCAAATGATCTTGATGCTTTGTCTAATGCATTTCCACTTGAAAAAGAAAAACTAAAATTGATTGCCGAAGAAAATGAAATGCTCGAGGCAAGAAACAAATATCAAAAAGCAAACAAAAGATTATTTGATGACATAACCGGCGCAATTGGAATGAACATCAACATGCAAAATACCTTTATGGGTAAAATGATTGCTGTAAATAAACAATTGAGAATGGATAACGAAGAAGGGGAGAAGGCAAGAAAACAATTTTCTAGAGATTTGATTGAAGCCTTCCATCCAGCCAAAATGTTATATGGGCTGGTGTCAAAAATTGTTGAATCTTCAATTAAAGTTGCAATGGAGTTTGACAAATCCAGAGCAGCACTTGCAGCATCCACAGGTGCTGGATATAAATTCGCCGGAAGTATGTTTGATGCACAGCGGTCTGCAAGATTGTTTGGTGTATCAATGGGCGATGCTCAAAAAGCAAC